CTTGACCATTTATAGTGTGGTTATCTGCTGTTCCATCTCCTAAAGTAGCATCCCCATTAATTGTTATATTACCTGAAAACACTCCATTACCTGTAACACTAATACCTGTACTTGTAGTTTCTAATTTTTTAGAATCGTTATGATATAACTCTGCAATATCTCCATTAACTCTAAAAATATTTTCTCCTGCAGCATTTACTAATCTAACATCATCTCCTTTTATATTACCAACTGTACCATCACTCAATATTTGTAAATCTGTACCTGCACCAAATATTGCTTTACTATTGTCAGCAAAAGTTATATCATCTCCTGAACTAACTGCTATATTCGTTCCACCTGTTGTATTACCACCTGCAAGTATTTCAGCTAAGGTATTGATGCCTGATATTTGAGTATCAACATAACCTTTACTTGCTGCATCTGTACTCGCTGATACAGTGTCTATGCCTTGTATTCTTCCTGTACCACTTAAAGTTATATCTCCACCACCTACAGTTATATCTCCAGCAAAGGTCGCATTGCCATTATTAGTTTCAATAATAAGTGCATTTACTCCTGCTGTATCTTCTCTAATAAAAAGGTCGCCTTGATTACCACCAATTTGATCTCCTCTATTTGTTTTAATTAACCAAGTTGTATCTGAGCTTTTTAAACCTAAACTAACATCATTACCATTAGCACCTGTTGATTGTATTAAAAATTTAGCTGTTGAGCTAGTTGATATAGTATTGTCATCTGTACCTGTTATTGTTACATTATTTGCTAATGTTACAACCCCACCACTTGTAGCTGATATGGTATTACCATCTATATTTATGTTATCAACTTGTAGATCACCTGTTACAAGTACATTACCTGTTACATCTAACTCCTTACCTGATGATGCTGCACCACCAATACCTACTCCTGCTGTAGATAAAAACAAAATACTATTATTACCCTCGCCATCTGTTATTTGTTGGCCTGATGAGGATAAAACTGTATTAGCACTTGTTTTTAAGAGACCTACATACGTTACCGATATTTGTGTGTTTGTTAATGCTGCCATTGCTCTTTAAATATGTAATTAGTTTGTCAATATTTTTCTTTTTAACTTTATATGCTTTCATAAAACCCATCCATTAAATAAAGCATCTTTATCAGGGTGTATGTCGTCATTTGTGTTACTTGTATATTCAGGGAATAGATTTTGATTAAAGCTCATATAATCTATAAATCTCCTTGTATAATATTCAGCTATATCTCTATGCTTTTCAATTAAATAATCTACTTCTTCTTTACTTACAGACTCACTGTTCTCGCTTGTGTGTTTAAACAAGCCACCGTTTTTAAGTGAATAAGCAGCAAAAGGTAAATAATCAACCATTGCAAAATGTATAAGCATAGGTTGTATGTATGTGTTTACTAATATTAAATAGTTGCCTGTTAAACTAGCACCACCTGTACCAAGTATATCTGTACTGATTTTATTGTATAGGTCTGTACCTAAATAGTTTCTTATATGTATCTCCTGAGCAATTTTGACAAAACCGATAAACTTGTCCACATCTACCGATCCATCAATAATTGAGTTTCTTTTTAAATCTATTGGTTTTATAAATAACGCTGTTGCCATATCTTATTTGAAATTAGGGTGATGTCCATTATTAGGCATATCCTTTGGTGCTACCTTAGCTTTCTTGTGTCCTGCTGGTGTAGGCTTATATGACTTAGGTATGCTTTTAACTTCATCATAGTTTTGTATCTTCTTTTTCATTGTCTTTGATTTTAGCCTATACAATACCTCGCTAAAGAAATGTCCACAATTAGGGCCACCTTTGTATTTAAACAAATCATAAGCTCTACCTTTATGTCCAAAAGACCTATTCACCCCAGCTCTACTTGCTTTATCTATATCTTCAATTCTATATACTACTCCTCTTTGACTTCTTGCCATCATAATTCTACAGAACTGTCTTGATTTGCCACTTGAATACTTTTGTGAATACTTATATCTTACTTTATATAAAGATTTGTCTAAGTAGCTAAAACCACTTTTTTTACTATCTATACTTCTTTTTTCTAATTGTTGTTCTTTACTCTCTATGTTTTTAGTAGCCCATTCCTCTATATCTTCATTCTCCGAGCTGTACTCTCTTGCATCTACCTCTTCCCATCTATTAGAAATTTTCTCTCCTCTAAGCTCATCTAATATAATATCAAACTCTTCATCAGATAAATCCTCTTGCTTTAGTTTTACACCTGTTTCTTCTTCTTTTGTTTCTTCATCCTCTACATTTTCTAAGTCTGTAAATTCTAAAGGCTGTAAAGTTTTAAAGTATAGTTTTAAAGATATTTTATTATAGGCAAGTATTTTGTCAAAAGCATCTATCAATAAATGTTGGAAAGGCCTTATCACAGTATTGTCTAAAAGTGTAGATGCAGTCTTTAATTCATCTGCATTGTTTCCTAATCCTGTCTGATCTTTGATACCAATAAGCATAGGACTTACAATACGGTGTCCTACCATAATTTTTTTTGTACTTTCTTCACTTAGGAATTGATACTGTTGATGTGCATCTGATAATTGTACAGGCTCTATATTTGCTGCTGTTTCTGCATTGTCATTAAAGGCTAAAATAAATTTACCACTATTTGATGAGCCTGAGAATTTTTGGTATATTCTTTGCTCTATAAGCTCTCTCTCTTCTTCATTAGGTACTCCGTTGTTGAAGTTAATTAACATACTTGGAGACATACCATTCATTATATTATTTAAATGAAAGTTACCTATTTCCTCCTCAAGCTCACAATATTGAATACATCCATTATAGTCTGGTGTACTATAATAATGAAATCCTGCTCTATAAGGTCTTACATATAATATCTCTATTGCTTCATTACTCATACCGAAAGCAGGTATTCTTTTTGCTTTACTTGTAGGTTTGTAGTTTGCCCAGTCAGAAAAATAATAATAAGCCTCTATATCACCATCATCATTACACTTCTCTGCTCTTAGTGTTTCCACAGGAAAGTGTTCTATTTGTGCTATTGTATTTCTATCCTTAGAATAAATTACCTGCATTGCACATTGACCCATAAGTTTTAAGTCATAACAAAGTTTTCTCGTGCAGTCTGCATTGAATAAAGAAATCATCTTTGCATACTCATCAGGCTTTTTATTGGAATTTGTAGCATCTAAACCTCTACCATATATCATAGCAGATATTGCATTTATAATTGCATTGTTTGTTGGACTACCATTATATCTGTCTATAAGAAATTTGAAATAATTGTTATCCTCTCCATAAGCTACCCACTCTTTATTTTTATATTCTACAACTTTTGGTGTTGTATAACTACTTAAATTTATAAATCTTAAATCGTTCATACTATTATATAATCGTTATCGTGCGATCCTGTCGTTTCATCAAAGGTATATTCCCCACTATTAATATCATAATAATTATTATTTGTTTGGTTAATAGTTTGGTCTGTACAAAATATTCTGTCTTTGTAAACAACACTTGACCCACTTAGTAAAGTTAAGTCATAATATCTTCCCTCTTTAAGTATTGGACTTATAGTTGCAGATATTCTTCTGTGATTTGTTACACTACTAGCATTCACACTTGCACTAAATACTTCTTTATTCTTACTTGTATCTCTTAGCTTCATTGTGTATGTTGATGTAAATACTCTAGGAATCACATCAAAAGTCTGAGCTGAGCTACTCGTAGTCAATATCTTCATATTTATATATCGAAATAATTGAGCTATTTTGTATAGATATAAAAAAAAAGGAGGCATATAGCCCCCCTTTATTTATAAACCATAACTCTTTATGCGTTAGGATCAATCGGTGATGTAGCATCATCTGATGGTGCTGCTGCACAGAAGAATGGTGGGTTAGTTTCTTGTGCAGTCAATACTAATGTAAATCCTGACAAGTCGCCCATAGCTGCTCCTGATACCATTGTTCCCCCACTTACTTCGCATCCGTGTAACTTACCTAATAAGAAAGCGTTTCCATTATAATCTTGTACTACAACTTGAGGTCTACCGTGAGCAAGTAATTTAATTTGCTCTTGTGTAGCCTTATCTAAAAATTGTAGTGTTAAATTAAGTGTACTTTCGTAAAAAGTTGTACCATTTTCCCTTGAAGAGTTTATGGCTGTTTCTAAAGATGAATTACCTTTTAAATCGTATCTGTAAAAATCTACAGAGCCATCAAGAGTAACAGAGCCATCTGCTGCTACTGCTAAGTCTCTTGTTGTATTGTTGTAGTTAGAAAAGAAAACAAATCTTAATCCACCTACACCTGATTTACAAGCTAATGCTCTTCCGTTTGTTATATTACAAGCCATATTTTTATTTTTTTAAAAAAAAAGGTAAGTAGGCTCATACCCACCTACCTCTTTTATGTTAAACATTATTACGAGTATAATACAATGTCAGCACCTATTCCGTGTTGTACACCTGCACTACCTCTTAATACTACTCTTACATTTTGACTTCCATCAATGTCAGCCATATCAATTAACTTAACTTCTTGCCAGTCGTTTAATAGACCTGTTCCGAAGAATAAGTTTGAAGATTCTGCTGCTACCATTTTATCATTTCCTAAACCAGGAGCTGTAAATAATGGAATACCTTGAAAGTTCATCTCTGTTTTACCAACGTTGTAAAGCTCTCTATATCCTAAAGCCGCTTGAGCTTGAATATAAAACTTAGCTGCACTTGTTGGAATATAGATTTTCACATCCTCTTTACCATAAACTGCACCTGGAATAGCATCTACTACTTTTCCTAATTCTGCAATTATGTTTGAAGCTGATAGTGTTGTTCCTGAAACATCAACGACATCTCCGTCTGCTGCTAATAATGCTTGGAATCCGTTAAACTCTCCTGCATTTGCAGTCGCACCTTGCCAAATATTTTGCTCTACTTTTTGAGCAACTTTAGCTGCAACTTGTGCAATCATAAAGTCAGAGAATCTTTTTGGTAGGTTATCATATTGGCTAAAGCCCATAGATTGTGCATCAAAATCTTGTCTGAAATCTTTTTTACATAGTTGTAAGTTTACTTGAAACTCCTCAGGTTGTAAGATTCTTTCTGTTAATGTTACATTTGAAGTTGGATCAAAATCACAAGAAGCATCTTTTAAGATAGAATCTAGTGCAAGTTTTTTGATAACTTCTTTAAATTTAATATTGGGTTTAATTGTAACCCCGCCTTGTGATAACGTAACTCCACTTAATAAAGCTGCTGCTATATACTCACCAGCAAATTCACCAGCATAAGTAGTTGTTATCGAAGTTGTAGTCGCCATATCTTTTTTATTTATTTATTTTATTAATTATAATTCACCAACTGATATTGAAGAAGCTGCGTTTCCATTTCCTTGTAAGAAATAACTTGTTCCGTCAGAATGTATTTCGATATAATCACCGATACTTTCTGCGTCATCTTCAAAAGTTACTCTGTCTACTGCATCAGCTTCAACGATTGCTCCGTTTACAATTACTCCACCGTTAATAGTATCTCTATTATCAGCAGGTGATTGTACTACAAAGTCAGTTGAAAATGCTGCTGCTACAACAAATTTTGCTTTCCATCCTGCTGTAGGTGCAGGTAGTGTTACTGTGTAACCAGTTCCTGAGATTCTGAAAATTTTTCCTGAATCTGATAGATTTAATGATCCTGATGCTGATACTGTTTCGTAGTTATCAAAAATTCTCATTACATCATCGCTTACGTGCGTTAATACTGCCATAATTTTATATTTATTTATTTATTACTTATAGTTTCCATTACTCTGTCCAGAGTAGATTTTGTCCTGTTTTGAGCAAACTTAACTTTAAAGTTGTTTTTCTTCTCCTCAGGATTATGTTTTAAAGGCTCAGCAGCAGGTTGAGATAATTCTTCTTTTAGAATTTCTTTTTCTTCTGCATCACTATTTAGAACTTCTGTAACTGCTAAAGATACTTCTTCTTGAATCTGTGATGACATATCCTCTTTATCTTTAGGAGACATCATTTTTTCAACCATATCTTTAAGTTCGTCCATTTCTTTTCTGAACTCTTCTCTAGTTACATAACTCATATCTTCTTTGTCTTCTTCCTCTTTTTCTTCTTCTTCTTGAGCTTTGATTTCTTTAATCATACCCTCTTCTTCGACAACTAATACACGAGAATCTTCTAGTTCGTACTCTCCAACTGGTAGAGCAACATTTTCGTCCTCAGTTTTAATAAAGACCTCTTTGCCTGATTCAAAAGCATCTGCTTCTAAAACAGT